CAAAGACTTGTTTCGGTGCTTTCTTATAGTCCGGATGCTTTTTAAGATTTAGAAGTAACGGCATGGTAGTGCCTCCTATTTTTTTATCATTAAAGGTGGTGGTAGAAAACCCCCGTCCTAAGACGACGGGGGAGGGCCTACCACCGTAATTCTACCCTTTTAGGTTTGTCGACGGGTGTTAACCAATCTGGTCATTACTGCGACTGGTCGTGACATACTCAACGACAAGGTGCGAGGCACCTGCCGAATAAGCATCAGAACCAGTAGCTGCAATTGCCGTGATCGAAACTGCGGAAGCCGCAGTACGCACGAAACCAAGAATGAGTAACTGATCAACTGTGCCTTCGTCGCCGTCTACACTGACGCCATTGAGGTACTCGTCAATGTCCAGAGGCGAAACTTCGCCCACGTCCATTGTGATTGCCTCAGCAGCAGCAACGTAGTCAGTGACCGTCGAGAGGAACCCACCAGTGATGATGTAGTTACTCGGGAGGTCAATCGCTTCTTGGGTTTCACCTGGCGTAGCCGTGGCTACCGCTTCGGTGAAGTCCTCAAAAGTGACAACGACTTCAGCTGACAGTAGATATTGGCGACCTGCATTTTTTGTAACAGCCATGATAATTCTCCTAACTCTTACTCAGTACTCGTGTCACAAACTATGACACCGTGGTCTTCGTCTGACCCACCATTAGTACTATCAGCGACAGACTGGAAGACCGGCTTCAAGAATCCGAAGATCTTGCCGACACTGATACCCTGTTGGTTATCATAGTCGAAGCCTTTCTCCACCCACTCAGGTGCGCCGATATCTGCCATACCTAGCGCTTGAGCACCCGCGAAAATGACCGTCTGTCCGCTAACATCCGTTCCAGCGCCCCACTGGTCAACGCCACTGGTCAGACCAGCAGTGTTAATCACGTGACGATATTCATGGATGAAGAGTCCATCAACCATGACCGTGTCAGTGCCCTTGAACAATTCGTTAGAACTGCCACGGACGCCAGCATTACGAACGTTGGCAAGGTAGTCAGAATCCTGACGTAACTTAGCCATGCCCGTTGGGGTCATGAAAACATGATAGAACTCGGCGCCACCAGGCCCTTTGATACCGCGAACGTAGGCTTCTTTAGCGAAAGCCTTGAGTTCAACGAGCATCGCCCAGGTCGGGGTGTCGCCAGCTTCGACTGCATTAGTTGCTTTCGTTTGAAGACCAAGTGTGGCGTCCCAACGACGAGCACGGTTAGTACTCGGGGCTGTAACGTCAGAAGCATACTCCAGTCCAGCCAAAGCGCCAGTACCCGTACGGGCAGCACTATTGGTTTTCAGGGTGTATGCAACTCCACTTATCGTCAAGAAAGCTAACTGATCCATACGATCAGCAAGCCAGTACGCGAGAACATCGCGTGACTGCTCACGGAAGTTGACGACCGTCTTCTGGTCAGCTAAGCGCCCTTTATGTCGGTTGGCGTTTCGGAGTTGGTCGATGTTGATCCGCTGATCAAAAGCTACGATTTCCTCTTCATTACCTTCCAACGTGTCGTCGCCAGACTGTCCGTCGTCGGTCAAGTCCGGAACCAAGGTGATGACGGCACGCGTACCCTTTTCACTTTTGGTGAGTTCGGTAATACGTTGAATCATCGAGTTCGGTCCAGAACCCGTAAACTTACTAATGAACGCAAAATTCCGGGCCTGTTTCCACACAGTGCGGGACCAGACGGTCTTTTGATCAGTCAAAAGTAAGTTAAAATTGGTTGTAGCCATGAATATATCTCCTTCGCTATAACCATTTAATTCCCCCGAAGGGGTCCATTGGTTTGTTCCTTATTACGCTCGGAACCTGCGAAGGCACCCGTTGATGGTGGGTGAGTCCGGTCGTGTTTTACGCCAGACCAAAGGCGAAGTGCAATTAGATCACAACTCTGGTATCCAGTCAAGCTTCCTGTGCGTCGGCCAGAACCAGTATTTGATCACCACGGTCAGGGCGAGCAGATTCATGCTGTAATTCAGTAGTAGGGGGTAGTCACCAATGTAAACCACGTATGCGAACGTGCAGACCTCACCGGCCACCCACAGGGCCAGGAATGATGCCATTCCGTCCAGAGTGGGCGATGTGGTGCCGTTGCGCAGGCACTTGAACGCGAGGGGCAGGCCGACAATGGCTAGGCAGAAGTTGCCTACCCAGCCGACTGCTTCCATCATATCGTGTCGCCGCGGAGTCTAGCGAGCGCCGCCGGGGGCAGTGCGGCCAGTTCCTCGTCGGACATGTCCTCAATTTTCACCGGGCGCTGGGAGTCGTCATGCTCACCGCTGGCCTTGCTTGGATCGGCTGGCGCGTTCTTTGCCGCTTCCAGCTTCTCCTTGGTCTTCTTGATAGGCTTCTTTTCCGACTTGGGCTTCGTCTCGTCCGTCGTCTCTTCGGTGACAGGCTCTCCCGTGTTACTCGGCAACTTATACAAAGTGACCGTGTTATCGAGTGCCATTTTGAAGGCTTCTGAGCGTGTGAAGCCGTGGGACATATAGCCAGAGTACATACTGGCGACCTCGTCCATCAGGTCAGCTTGGTAGTCGTCGTGCTTGGGGTTGAATCCGTTATATTCCACTTCGTACTCATCGACCAGTGCATCGACCTTGGCCTGCTCTGCGCCCTCGCTGACCGCCTGTGGGGCGACTGCGTTGGCATGCGCCAGGTACGCGGACTGCTCAGCAGCGCGAATCTCGTTGCGCTTGACCAGTGCGTCCTGGGTCTTACCTGCGAGTAGTAGGTCCATGAACTCGAGTTCAGCCTCGTCGAAGTTGAAGTCCTCAGCTTGGTCGCCAGCCTTTTTCTCGGCTTCCAGCGCGGCCAGCTTCTCTTCCGCGGCCTTGCGGCGCGTATTTACTTCGTCGAATCGGGATTTCGGGATTTGCTGCTCACGCTTTTTAGCGGGCTCATCCTCGCTTTCGTCTTTAGCGGCGTCGGATTTGTCGTCGGACTCATCGGTGGTATCGGCGTCAGCTTTATCGTCGTCGTCATCGGCCTTGGTGTCGGCGTCCGCATCATCGCCCTCTGAATCGGCGTCAGCTTTATCTTCGGAGTCTTTGGTGTCGGCATCAGCGTCAGCCTCAGCGTCCGCATCATCGCCCTTATCTTTGTCAGCATCCGCATCGTCGTCGTCCTTTTTGATGTCCGCTTGGTTCTGCGCAAGCGCGGCGGAGCGATCATCGAAGTCGTCCGGGAGTACGTTCCCGAAGTCTGCGTCGGAGAAGTCTTCTGTGTCGATTGGGTCCAGCGTGCCGCCCAGGTGGGCTAGCTGGTTGGCATCCATGGATTCGAGGCCGGTTTTACCGTCCACGACGGCATCCATCATTTTTTCGCCCTGATCGGGCTTGTCGTCCTTAGCCATTTCGGCTCTCCTTCACTTAACGCCTCGTGGGCGAGTTTATACTTTTATGCGCTCTATTTCGGGGAGCTAGCCCGTGGCTGACTCGCGATCTTCGCGAGGTCAGTCTGTTGTTTAGAAACCGTGCTGAGCCTCTTCGTGAGGGATTCAGCCTGGATTCCGAAGCGTTCAGTATCCGCCTTCTGCGCGGAGATTGCAAGGCGTGCCTCTATGGCTTCGCGCTCGGATTTCAATTTGTCAGCCATTGCGTCCAGCTGCATGCGGGACTCGGCGCCAGCTATCTGCATTTCGCGCAGCGGGGCTGACTCCTCGTTCTTGGCCTCGGCCAGCAATAATGTGGCCCTGGCTTCGCTTTCGGCGGCCTTTCCGGAAAGAACGCGCACCTGCGCCTCTTGGGTGGCCAGTTGCAGCATCTGCTGCTTCTGCGCAATCTCAAGCTCTTGCTGCGTCGGCTCGGCCGCGCCCTGCATCTTCTTGACGATTTCGGAGACCTCGTTGCGGTTCGGGAGCCGGGAGTTCTCGATCAGGACCCAGTCGGGGATCGTGACGCCTGCCTCGCGCATTTCGAGCGCTTGGCTGAATATGGTGTCGGCCTCGGTCTCAGCGTGCGGGATCGCCACGACAATCACGCCATACTCGCCAACGGTCAGGTCGTTCAGGATTGTCTCCACGCCTTCGTTGTCGACCTCGCGGTCATTGATTGTGGTGCTGGTATCGGTCTCGCGGCCGTCCATATCCAACTCGGTCACTTGGACAAGTCGTGTCTCAGTGTACCAGTTCTGGATCAGTTCCAGCATGAACTCTGCGCGCATCTGGCGCGTCTTGGCCAGGTTGTCGAATATGACTTCGAGACTTTGTGACCCAGCACCCTTCTGTGCTGACATCGCGGTCCCGGACACTTCGCGCGTTGAGGTTCCCATGAATCCATCAGGTAGCCCTGAAACTTGGCGGAAGAACACCTGGGCCTTCTGCGCGATGTGATTCAGTCCGGAGGGGATTTCATTCGCGGGAATCTTCTCTGGTCGCTCAGTTCCGCGCTTATGCTCGATTACGAGCCCTGTCCGGGCTCCGATTTCCTCAAGCTCGTTGGCGTCCATGTTCACCAGCGAACCCTCTTCGAAAACCCATCCGCTGTTCGCTGTGGTGTTGACCACGTGCAGTTCTTGGGAGGATATCTTGTTGAGCATGTCCTGCGGCGACAGAAGGTGGCGTACTAGACCATGCGGCTTCCCGCGGCGGAAGTACGGGAAATACGGGATGACAGTGAAGCGCTCGTACAGGCTCCAGTCGTCCTCGAGTAAAACGTCGTCCGCGGACACTGTCCATCGGATTCTAAGCTGTGGGTTGGATACCAGTTCCAGATCGTGCTCGAACGCGAAGTCTTGGACCTTTTGCTCTTCCCAGTTCTCCGGGACGCGGCGTTTGTCGCCTTCTTCCTTGTCTACGAAGAAACGCGCGAGGGCGAACTTCTTGTGCTGGCGTTCGAGTACTCGTATGCGGTGCACCTTCGTAAAGTCGTCGTCCGTCTCGTCCAGCGTACCAGCGGGCAGATCGTTGCCGCCAAACGTCGCCGTGGGCATCTCAAAGTTAATTGAGTCGTAGCTGAGCCGTGCGGTCGCGCCTTGACGCATGCGCAGGCGGTCAGCTTTGTCAGTGCCCCATAGTACTTCAATCTCGTCTGGCGTGAGCCACCGCGTCGTGATCACCTCCTTCCAAGTAGCAGGATCATACTCCTTCGCGCCAGGGTCCAATAGGATGTCGCGCGGGTCACGTATGACCTCTCGGATTTCGCCCATGGTGTTGTCTGAGAAGTCGATGCGGATATCGAAGTATCCACGGTCCTCAATGATGCCATCGGCAACTACCTGTTGCTCGTTCCATTGCGAGTGGTTGTTGTACTGAATCTGCTTAATCACGCTGGACAGTGCGGTTGCGGCCTGTTCGGTCGCGCCCTTGCCGCGTGGTTTGAATGTGATTTCCTGGCGTGTCTTGATGTGCTCACCCAGGACTTGATTGACTGTAGAAAGAATCTGATTGACGGTGATGTGAGGCCGGTTCTGTGCGTCAAGCTGGTCAACGATGTCAGCTTCCCACTGATCGCCGTTGTAGTAGTTATCGCACTTGCGCGCGACTTCTACCCAGTCTGAGTGCCCAGCGTCGCGTGATCGCTCGTACGCGGCCCAGTTCTCAGTCGCAGCCTTCACATCCTTTTCGGATTGCGGTGTGAAGTCACGGACCTCTTCTTCGCGCTTGTCCTCAGCGCCAAAGAGCCTGTCAATGAACTTATCTGTTTTGGTGCGGTGTGCCAATGGTTTTTACCTTGGTGGTGCTTTAATTACACTGATCGCACTAGCTTGTGGACACCCTCAGCGGGGGGCATCCCGGATAGTGTACCACAGCGCAACGTGGTCATGCTAGCATCGGCTTGCCGCCTCTGCGGCCATGGCCCCTCGTATGTTTCGCTAGCTGGTCCTTCCACGATTTCTTCTTCTTCCGGCGCACCTGCGTCCGCGGGCGCCATACCTCGTCCTTGATCATCTGTCCTATCCACCCGTTGGCGTCCACGCAGTCGTCGTTGCGTCCTTGGTCGAAGCGCAGGTGCTCGTTGATCCAAATGTCCACCCACAGCGCGCCACGTGGAACCATGACCTCACCCCGGGCCATGCGGCCCTGGATCGGTCGCGCGCGCAGGCGCTTGTCCCGCCCGCCGATTTTCAGCGGCTCGATGAACAGGTCCGTGATCGGCCGTGACTCACGGCCCACCTTGAAGTCGCGGCATTTGCGCTCAAGCTCGCCCTCGATGGCCATGGCGATTTTGTCCTGCTCCAGGCCGAAGCGGACGGGGTTCCACACCCTGTGGATGTCAATTATCTGGTCTGTGATCTCATCCGTGTTCCAGCGGCCGCGGCGCACGTCGAGTACCCACACTTTGCCGTGCTTGTCCATGCCGACCACTTCGAACACGGTGTAATCCGCGGTTTCAGCCTTGGAGATAGCCAGGTCGCCCGCGCAGTAGATATCGAGGTCATTCAGCGGTGGGACGTTGCCCTGGTTGTAATATCGGATCATTTCCTGCGTGAAGTACGCGCCTTCCTCAGAAACCGGGTTTTGCTGGTACAGCGCGCTCCAGTGGCGCGGAATCATCGTTCGGCGCTTCTTGAGCAGCGCTGGCAGTGAGTAACGCTCTGGATGCAGCGCCTCACCCTTCTTGCGCCACCGTTCGTCCTCAGTCGCGATTGCGGGGTAGCTGATGACTTCCCACTTGTCCACGTCGACCGGCCAGTCCGAATCGTCCTCTGCGTCCTTAACGGCCTCCATCATTTCGTGTATGAGCCATCCGGACAGGTCGTCGTCGTGCCATCGGGTCTGAATGATCAAAATGCCGCCGCCGGGCGCCATCCGAGTGTAAAAAGTGGAAGAATACCAATTTTTGATCGCATTTCGGATCAAATCGGAATCTGCTTCCTCCGCATTCTTGATTGGATCGTCAATTAGGCCGATATTGGCACCACGACCGGTCAAAGGCCCGCCGACACCGGCCGCGAGCAGCCCGCCGCCCGTCAAACGCATAATTCCGCGCTCATCGAACTTTCCAAGCTGCCATCGGGACACCGCTTCGTGATTTTTCGGGATTACGATGCCCGGAAACAGTATTTTGAACTCTTCGGACCGAATCATGGCCTGAATTTTCTTGCTGAAGTCGATTTGGAGCGTTTCGGCGTACGAGGTGCTGATAAATTCGAGTTCGGGGTACTTTCCGAAGGTCCAAGCCGGGAAATTCTGCGAACTGGTGATGGATTTGCCGTGCCGGGGCGGCACGAACAGCATCAGACGCGGTTCTTCCTTGCGAACGACAGCCGCGAGGAACCTTTCGAGGCGCATACAGAGGTCCTTATGGAACCATCCGGCCTCATACGACGAGTCAAAGCGCTGTATGAAGGGCAGAAGGCGTCGCCGGGCCAGTTCCCTACGCGCCAACTCCTCTTGCGCCAGTTCGTGCGCCTTCTTGACGCGCGTCGCCGTGCGGTTCGCGTGCGCAAGTTCCAGGCGCGCGTTAATCTCGGCCGTGGACAGTGCTGCCCGCGCTTTCTTGACCTTCTTCTGGCGAACTTTGTCCGCTTTCTTGTCAGTCTTGACCTTGAGGCGCAGGGATCGCTTCTTTGCCTTCTTTTTGCGCGCGTCCCTCCGCTCGTTCATCTGTTGTTTGGTTGTTTTTGCCATCGAGTTCTACAAATTCGCCGTCGATTATGTCGGGGTCTTCAGCCGGTGTCAGGTTGGCCATTTCCAGCAGCTTCGAGTCGGGCATGTGTGACAGCTGCTTCTTGTGTGTGATCTCGCCCTTGTGCGTGTGCTCAAGCTTCTTGACTTCAGGCGCGGCAATACCGTGCAGCTTCACCAGGGAGTCCACGACCAGCTTCTGCTCAGTAGCTGTGTCGGCGGCGCGGTACGCGTCCATGTACATTTCGTGCGCCTTCTTGCGGTCGAACTGTAATTTCTCCGCAAATATCTGCTTAGACTGACGCAGTGCTTGCCGTACGTTCTCGGATTTCTCGAACTGTGACGCGTTCTTTTTGGGGTTGGCCGCTCCCGCGGCAGTAGCAGCTGCTACCTGAGTCATACCTTCCAATCGCGCCTGTACGTACAATGTCTGCATCGGCGTAAGACTCTCGAGTATCTTAGCAATTTCAGTCGCCGCTGTCATGTGCCTTCTTCTTTACTGCGTCAAGAAACTCCATAAGCATTGAAGTCAGCTGGGGGGATTGGGTACCCTGTATGACTAAAAAATACGAAGCCGCGCCAAACTGCACAAGATCGCACGATGTGCCGTTGTTATCTTCGGGCGCGAAGTTGTCGAAGACTTGCTTTACGGATATCTGATCAGTCCCGCGCAGATTTAAGTCTGGTTTCGTACGTTCTTTGTTTTTCGGTAAGAGGTCTGACAGTTTCATTGTTCTCATCCATCTCGTCGTGTATGTGGCGCAGCGCATTCATGAGACCTTCGAAGGCGTCTTTCAGCTGCCCGTCCGGGTTTGCTGGGTTGATGCCAAGCGCGGTCTCAATGTGCACCAGGCGGTAGTATGCAAGCTGCGCAACGCGCGCGGTACCCGCTAAGGTAACGGTGACCAGTGCCACCAGTAGTAATACTTTCCAGCGCTTCATGTCGGTCGCTGCCCAAACCACTGCTGTTTATCTTCGCCCGGCTCGCGAGCCTCGTACGGCGGCGCAATGGCTTGAACCACCATATCGATGTAGTACACGCTTCCCGCATGTAGTACGTGGAATCTTTTACGTGGGCTACTCTGTCCTTCGCCCATCATTTCTTTCACGCTGTCTACGCAAAAGTCTGCAATCGTTATGTTTGGTTCAACCATGTTGATGTCGTCGGGAAGCTCAGCGAGAGCCTTCTCCAACTCCTCTATCGTCTTGTCGTCCATCTTGTACTCCGTTCAGTTTCTTGTCGGCAACATTCGCTGTTGCGTATGCCGTCAAGATGATCGCTGCAAATGCTGTGAACTCCCCCAACGTCGAGTTCGAGCGGACTGCAACGGCGCAGCCCGCGAAGAACACGATGTACGTAAGTATCAGCTTTCTACTAATTGCGGTCATTGAACAAGTTTACCATACGGCCGGTTTCGCTGCTACGAATCCACTGAGTCTGCTTGGGACCCCACCATACGCGCTTGTATTTGGCGCCACTGTTGCGCGAACCGTGGCCTTTGAACGCGAGGAACAAACCCATCGTGAAAAAGATATTGAGGGGTTCGCCGCAAGTCAAGGTTGCTTTGCCTTCCCGCCGCGGAAACTGACGGCGCGTCCTGTCCTTACTCACTTCGGTCCTTTTTTCTTCGATGGGCGTCTCGGTCGTCTCGGGTATCCAGTTTCTTTCGGCATGATTACTCTCCTTCTGTGATACGTCGCTCGACGGCGTCGGCAACAATTCGTAACTCTTCGGGCGTGGCGTCGTTTTTGATCTGGTTCGCCCGCTTACAGATTACCCACATGTTACCACGGACGTAGCCCAACCCCGGTACGATTCGGTCCACTTCGGGGGCAGCGGGCGCCCGGTGGTTCTCGTGTCCGGTGGTGAACTCGAGCCCCAGGATCGGGCAGTGTGTGGGGCGCGCCTCGAAAATCTCCCGGAACGCGACCTCGTCCAGCGCGACGTTCTTGGCCCGGCACCGGCGGCGAACGCTGTCCATGCGGGAGTACAAAGGGTCCGCATCGCGAAGCGCATGCTGCCGCTTGAGCGACTTGATCTGGGAGCACTTCTGGCATCCGGAGTTGGTGGTATAGCGGGGAGCCACGTGGCCTTTCGGGCACGGCTCGCCGTTGAAGTATCGAGCGGATTTGGTTTTTTTGGCCTCGGCGCGGGTGCTGGGGAGGTCAGTCCACTGGGTCACTGAGTTCTTAGTCACAGTTTATCTCCATGTTTACTAAGCACAGTATACGTCCTTAGTTACTGGGACGCAAGGGACTTCGTCACCGAGTGACGGGGTAGCGGTTTAGGCGTGGACGAAGAAGGAAATAACGTTGCCCTCGGCCACGGCCACGTATTCTACGGTCCCGGCCAGGAGATAGTTGGAATTTGCCGCCTCGGCGTCCTGCGGCGACACGCCAATGAGGTACCGGCAGGTTATATCGGATGTGATCCGGA